GATGAATCAGATGTTGTTTTTATTCGATCTGACAACCAAAAACCTTTGGCTGTAATGCCTATGGAAACGCTAGAAACTTTTTTAAAATGGAGTAATCAAATTGAAGGATGATGTTATTAAATCACCAGCACATTACACTCAAGGTAAAATCGAATGCCATCAGGCGGTCAGAGAAGCCCTTGGGGATGATGGATATGTTTCTTGGTGTATTGGGAATATTTTTAAATATCTTTGGCGACACAAGTACAAAAATGGCATTGAAGACCTAGAAAAAGCCCAGCAGTTTTTGGATATGATGATGCGAGTAAAAAAGGACAGCCCCTATACTTAGGGCTATCCTTTTAAGTTTATGCTTGCGTAATCGAGCAACAAATTCTACCAAGAATTTTGATCTTTTTGTCAGGCGTTATATCGCCATAATTTTGGTAATTTGGATTGTCGGTTGTCAAGGTCGTTACATCATCGATGGGATTATACTGGGATCGTGCTATGTACTTTTCTCCAGTTTTAACTTCAAAAATTAAGATGCCATCAGCTTTGACATCGGTAATCGATTTATGAAAAATCACAATGTCGCCATCTTTAAAAGTTGGAAACATCGTATCTCCCTCAACTATAAATCCAAAATAATCATCACCCATTTTTAAATCACAGCAAGGTAATTCAGAATCTAAATACACGTTCTTTTTCCCTTCGGTTGGATTAATTAATGGTATTGTGTGGATTGTTGGTTGGTTTATTTCACCAACAAGTTCGGCAATCGATACATTCAAGACTTGGCTGAACTTTTGAAGTATAGGTAGAGTCAATCGCTGATCTTGATACTCATATCGGCTTATCGTTGCTGGTGTCGTATTCATTAAATTAGCCAATTCTCTCTGGCTCATATTTTTTGCAAGGCGGATCGTTTTTAAACGACTCATAGTACTTCTCCAAATTCGTTTGTCTTTTCAAAATTTTCTTCAATGAATTTCGGAAAGGAATGTGAACTTTTTGACCTTTCCAAAACTCAATGTTTTCCTGCAAAGTGCCTTGACGATTTGGAGCATTGGGTGGGTTCATCCATTGATTAGACTTTAATCTACCCACCGATCCCATAGAATTTAAAAGAACATTGATACCATTTAAGCGTCCAAATTTACTCAAACCACCAACTTTCTCTGGTGGGCTGGTTTTACCAATGGAACGATGTTTCATTAAATGGATTCTCCCTGCTTTTCTCATAATATTCTCCTTAAAGGTTTCAATTTTATACAGACTTGGTCAGCAATGAAACTGACCAATCTGGTAACTCTCGCATACCTTAATGGAATCTGTCAAGCAGATCTTCAGCTTTGAGTTGCACGTAGCGTAATAAACACCTCTGATCAGAGTGACCAGACACAACCATCATCTCTGGTATGGTAAACCCTTTTTCTGCCAATCGAGAGATTGCTTCGTGCCTGAGATCATGGAATCTAAGGGATTTAATAGGCGGATAGATCTTACTTGCCTGACCCTTCCATCTTGCCCAAGCCAGCCCCAAAGCGTTGTTGCTGAAACCTAAAACTTTCAGGTTTTTTTGTTTCTGAAGTTTGCGACAAATTTCAATGGTTTTGCTAGACATAGGAATTTTACGTCCTCTTTTGGTCTTTGTGATTCGTGCAGGCAGGGAAATCATACGCTTGTCAAAATCGACCATATCCCACGTTAAAGCTGACAATTCATTTCTACGCATGGCAGTTTCAATCGCCAGATCTACTGCTTCAATAATATTACTTTCTCTAGGACGTAATGCATGAACTCTCATTAAAGCTTGTCGATCCAATTGTGTCATTCTTCGATCTCTTTTTTCATCAGCATTTTTAATAGGTACTTTTTTAAAGACCTTGGTTTTAAATCCAGCCAGCTTAAAAGATGCTTTTAAAACCTGAAATTCTTTGACAACTGTGGATGGTTTTTTTCCTTCACCTAATCGTTTCATTAGAAAACTTCTGAGATGATTCGCATTAAAATCGTTTATATTTACATCAAAGAAGTATGGCTTGACGACATTTGCCTTAATTCGCTTTACATAGTCAGTTTGCTGGCTAAATGTGTCTAAAAGTTCTGATACTGTAATCATAATAAATTCCTTTTTTTGTTATTTAAAATCGTCAATGTTGGGTGGTTGGTTCACATCGATCCTAAATCAAAAGGATTCTGGAGCGGGCGATGAGATTCGAACTCACGACATTTACCTTGGCAATCCAAAAGATTTGTTAACAACATTGACTATTAATATTAGAAAAAAAGTATCTATTTTCTTATATAATTAGAAAAAGTTCTTTACTTTTTATTTTAAAAACTTTTTAATTATAGTACTCTAAATAGATACATCTCATAATATCCCTCCTTCCTGCTGGCAATTTTTTCTCCATGTTGTCAGCAGGATAACCTTAACCAACTAAACCAAAAGAATCAACCATGACAGAATTACCCAAAAAAATAGGTTTGTACCTAAAACAGCAAAGACTTACCAATGGTCTATCTCAAGAACAACTTGCAAAGAATATTGGCATTAGCTTCCAACAAATACAAAAATATGAAAATGGAACTTCAGGTATCCTGATGGAACGCTTTTTTGATTTAGCAAAAGCATTAAAGTTTACGCCATCTGAAGCCCTAAAAAAAATTGAAGGATCTCAAAAGCCTGAAGTTGAACTGGATCGTGAATCTGTAGAAATTCTCAAAAATTATAAATTACTTAAAAGAGAACATCAAAACGCCATTTATAATATGCTTAGAGCCTTGGGCGATCCATAAATGGATCTCCTTCATCTTCTCTTGTAGTACCAAAGCCAGAAGATAACCCTACGCCAGAACTTGGTTGTTTTACACCTTTTGGATCAAACATTTGTTTGTCATAATTAATACGATTTGATCCTCTTATGCTGGAAATATTTTTGTATTGAGTATTTAATCCAATTGTCATCATTGTAAGTTTTTGACCGCCTAATCCCATCCAAAGCATATTTAATAAACTAGATGCACTTCTTGAAGTGTTCTTGGCTGTATCTGTAACTTTTTCTGCAATTTTAGAAAATTGTGTTATGCGAGTTAACATATCTTTGCCAAATAAAATATCCATAGATTTTGGTGCTTTTTCTTTTAACATTTCAAAATTCTTTGAAAAAGTTTTGCCAGAAAAATCTTTACCACTACGTTTACCCATATCCATTAATCTAATAAATGCTTCTTGCTGGATCTTATTCCATTCTGATGGATCTAGAGATTTTTTTAAAGTTTCTAAACTTCTGTGGAAATTATTCTTACCAGCCCATGAAACCGCAGATAAAGTAAAAATTTTATTAGCGACAGATTCTGCTGAAGTTTCAAATTCACCATTTGGTTTCTTCTTAGTAATTACATCTAAAATTCCGTCATTCCATTTTTGAGCATAAGCTTTATAGCTACTTATAGCATCAAACCATTTTGCAACATTATCTGGTATCATTTTATCTTTCCAGCCTTGTTTTAATATTGTATTAGCAATATCATCTAGTTCACTATCTATAACTTCAACCATTGAACCAGATGCTCCTCTTTCTACTCCTTCACCTTTATTAGAAAGAGTTGTCAGTTGTTGACGTATATCAAATATTTCTTTTATCGATTTTGCCTTTCCTAATTCTTCAATATGTTCAAATGTTTTTGGTGAACCAATTTTACCAAATCGTGTAAAGTTTTCTAACATTTTTGTATGTATTCTTGTTACATCATCTGCATTTACTAAAACTGGATCTAATGCTCTTGCTTCTGTATACAATTGATCTGCACGATTTTTATCAGCAGTTCTCTTTATATCTAATGCTGTTTGAACATCTTCACCCATATCGTTTCTGCCAATAATAGGATTACCGCCTGCAAGTTCGTCTTGATATTTTACTATATTCTCATCAATTGCATCTTTTTGTTTTTGTTTAAGAACTGTCATGGCATTCATGCCAGCCCCTTCACCAAAAAAACCTTCTTCAATTTGATTTTCAAAAACTTGGTCAGCTTTGTTTCCTGACATTTGTCCTCTTGACATAGGTATTGGTTCAGGTAAATTTTTTGTTAATCCAAAACTGGTGGCTGTTGTTGGTTCAACTTGTTTGGTTACAAGTTCATTCATTTTCTTCAAAACTTCACCCTTAATCCCAGCAATTTCTTCGGTGCTAAATCCCATCTCTCTTAGGGCATTTCTCACTTCTGGACGTAAACTACCATTTGATGAAAAGATCGCCCCAGCCTTTCTCAATCCTGCACCAGCAAGAGATGAAATAATTTCACCAGCCTTTTGTCCAAACCCACCAAACATTCCGCCATAAACTGCGTCTTGAATTGGCGTTCTTTCTATTGGTAAATTACCTTCACCACCAATTTTGCCAGATTGCACACCCCCTTCGCCAAGACTTAAACCAGTTGCTATACCAGTTGTTGTACCACCTATAAACCCAGTAGTTGACAATCCAATCGCTCTTACAAGTTTAACCGCAGGAATAGATGCAATTACTGATGTACTGGCTTGCAATATATCAGTTTGATCTAGACCAGTTGGATTTGGATAAAATGTGTAATCTTTCATTTTTCCTTCACCATCAGGCATCTTCCAAGTGATGGTCATATTCCCTGATTCATCTTTGCCAAACTTTGTATCCATATGAATATTTTTTATGGCATTAATTCTTTTATCGTCTGTCATGGGTATTAAAAGTTGCAGACGTAATTGTTTTAATTTTTTATCAAATTCACTTGAATAAGTTTCTTTTGCTTGATCTTTAAAATTTCCAAGTTCGTTAATATTGGTCAATCTTTCTTTAGCCAGTTCTCCACTATCTTCACTAGTAGCTTCTAAAAAGATTTGTTTGTAAAATTCCTGCACACTTGTTGCATCCGAATCTGGTCTTCCATATTGATTTTTTAGGTCTTGCAAAGCCAAGTTATGACTTACTGGTAAATCATCAATTGTAAGGACATCTGGATCTCTATTTTCAGCAGTAACAAAATCACTTACCGCTTTTGCTACATTTCCAGCTTTTGTTTTTAAAGATTGGAAAAATCCTGCATCTTCATCAGTAGTTTCTACTTTCCCATTTTTTGTTTTACCTATTATTTCAAGAGTATTAATTTCACCATAATTGTGTTTTTCAGCCCAAGATCTAATTTGATCTTCAGTTACATTATCTTCATCAAATTCAATAATCTGGTCATTAATTATAACTTGTGTACCCATGTTATTTCCTAACTATTAATTGATGCTTTAATAATGTATTTATCTTTTCCACCAAAAAGACTATTAGATCCATCTTGATGTTTTCCAGTTTTGGTGTATCCATATTTGTCATTAATAAATGCTTGGAAACCTTGTAGAGAACTATTATCTTTAAAATATGCTCTCATTAATTGTGCTACTTCTTCTCTCCTTAGAATAATCGCTCTCATTTTTTCCATTACCATTTCATTAGCTTTTTGGGTATTTCCTAGCATCGGAGCCATCGATATAACAAACTTTCTATCAGCATCAGAAAATCCTGCACCTAAAGAACCACCCATTAAATCTAAAACTAATTGATTTGCAAAAGATTCAAATGTTTGTGCGTTTGCAAGCATTGTTTGTTTTTCAGGGGATAAAAGACCAAAGCCTGCCATAACATTATAAAACCCTGATTTAAGTTCTGCAAAACCACCTTGTATATCGCCCTTACCAACATTTAAAGTTGCAAGTTCATTCAGCATATCTAGTTGCTTTGTTGTGTTTCCTGCATCTTCCATAAATTTTTCATAACGTGCTACGTCACTTTTTATTAATGCTTTTGTTACTTCATCTTCAGGAACAACCCCACTTTTCACAAGCAAATAGTCTTCCCAACTTACATCTTCACCGATAAGCCCTAGTTTCTTAGCTTCCATAAATTCTTTAATTTTATTAGATGATGCTTTATCCCCTTTAATAAAACTTAAAGCATTAGCCCCAGTTATTTCACCATTTCGCATCATTTGGGCTAATTCAGGATAACCCATATTTTCTAAAACATCCGCAGTAGCATTCTGTTTTTCCATTTGCTGTTGCAAAAGCCTTTGCTCATTCATTCTTTCTGCATATCGTGGATCTGGATCTAAAGTTAAGCGATTGGCAAGTGTGCCTAACCTTCCCATGAAATCACCGAAATTGTCAGGATCTGTCAGATAATTTTTAAACTTTCCTACAAAAGTTTCTTTTTTATTATTATTATTTCCTGATAAACCTAAATTTTCAGTTTCCATATCATCACCATTTGCTTGATTTACGTAGCTTGTATTAATTATATTTTGGAATTGTGATCGATCATCTCCAGTTCCAGTAGATTCATTTTTTTGATTTACTATTTTATCAATTTCTGATGGATCAGTATCTGAACCATAATAGTTCATATTACCTTTTGTTCCTGCAAAGTTTTTAAGAACTTGATTGGCATTTTTAATTCTATTATCTCTTGATTTTCCTAAAGAATAAACATAATCCCTATCAACAATTGTGGTTGCTTCTGCAAGATCATCAGTTCTCCAAAGTTTATCATATGCCCCTTTAAATTTATTTTTTAGTTCCCAATCCGTAAATAAAACTTGTGTGTGAATGTCTTCTGGATCTAAATTCTTTTGTTTAGCAAAAGCTTTTAACCATTGTATTCTAGGGCTGTTCCAACTTACGCCTGCATCATTTGTTCCGCTTGTATCTCGCCATTGTAAAATACCAAAAGCATTTTCATTTTTATTAAAAGCTGTTGGTCTAACATCTGGATAGCTTTCTTCCATCATGTTCCCAATAAGAGCAGATGTAACAACGTCCGAATACCCTAGATCCTTGAACATTCTCCAAGCCAAATTTACATTTTCACTCATTGCCATAAGAAAAAAACTCCCTATTAATACAGCAATTTTACTTCCAGCCTTGAAACGCTTCGCCAATTCCAGTAAGCCAATCAAAAAGACCAAGTTTTCTACTTTCTGTTTTGGTAGATGGTGCGGATGCAGTTAGCGGTGCAAGACCTGAAATTAATGTTGCTAACGCATTGTTTGGTTGATTTAAGAAACCTTCTACTTGCTTGTTTTCTGCATCTAATATTGCCTGATTTAATGCTTGAATTAACGCACCTTCTCTTGCTTGTTGGTTCTGTAATGTTTGTCCTTGTGTAAATCCTAAATTTGCTAATTGTCCTAATGCAGTTGCCCCAGCTATATTTTGCTGATTGGCATTTAATCCTGCTGTTTGATTTGACATATCTGCCTGCAAATTACTGGTAGTATCGAATTGGGTATTGGCTAGTGCCTGATTATAATTTGCTTCATTTAATTTGGATGCCATGTTGGTAGCCAGTTCACCAAATTTTGCATTTTGGATTCCCTGCTGTACTGCCATGCGATTACCACCAAAAGCATTCATTGAATCTGCTTTATCTGAGATTTGCTGGTTTGCAATTTTATTAGCATCAGCCAAAGTGTTCATTGTGTTATCAATGACATTTTGAGTGTAAGGATTTAGATATTTATTCATATCTCTATCAGCAACGCTAACTTGCATTGGCTGGTAATTCATTGCATTATTTAAACCAGTACCAGCATTCGTCATACCAGTTGCAACATTTTGATATACGTTTTGTCCTGATCCTGCCATTTTTATCTCCTATTTAAAGTAATCCAATACATCTTTGTAACCACCTTCAGGGGCTATTTTTTCCATTTGTTTATCGTGCCATTCTTTTTCGGCTCTTTTTTCATAACCAGCTTGTGTATCTTGATTTTGCACAGCGTTGATGTAATCCATTGTTTGATCTCCAGTTGTAGCTGGTGTAGACGCTGGTGTACTTGCCCCCATCGTTGGCATTGCCCCAGTAACTGGATCTATAAACATATCCATAATGTAGTTATATTGTGCAGGACGATCACGTTGCATTGTTGCAATTAATTCATCTAGACCTGAAGTTGTTGTGTAACCTCTAATTCCGCTATCTGACATAGTTGTTTGTGGAATGTTTGCCATCACATCAGATGTAGGCAATCCAAAAGCATCTAGCCCTGCATTTGTACCTCTCATGCTGTCTAATGTTCGATCAGATAATCCTGCAATTTGAACCCCAGTTCTAGGCACATATCCAAGTTTAGAAAGATAGTTAGCCATAGCTAGGGCTTCCTTTTCTGCTTCGACAATGTGTGCAGGCTTTGTTTGTGCTGTTGTCCTGCTAGTAGATCCGCCCATTATAGTGTCCTTTCCATTTTGTAATGCTGTATATTAAAGCCAAAGTCAGGTAACAGCTTTGTCCAGCCTTTTCGTCCTAACATTGTCATTGTTTCGCAACCCATCATCTTTCCATACTCGCACAAAGATTTTTCCATTTTTTTCAGTTGTTCAAAACCTTTCCCAGTTTCTAATCCTACGAGAAATATGTTTAGCGTTTTCTTATTTGGGTATACCACAATTTCCGTTATAATTATACCATTATCATCGCCATCCCAAGCTTGCATATCTCCACTAGCCACGCCCTTTTGAATGTCTTCAAAGGTATGTGTGTTTCCACAATGCTTTAATGCACGTTCTAAAAGTTCTCGATATTTTTCTAACATTAGACAGACGTTGTTGATAAATTTCCTGAATTATCGATGGTTATTTTGAAACGACTTCCATTGGGGCTAGTTAGCACAATGTCTGTGTTTCTTTTTTGGTTGTCTGAGTCTGTTAGTTCAATTAGTCTGTTTCGTTCAATTTCGTAAGTTTCATCATATTGTTTTGGAGGTGGGGCTATCTTCATCTACCACCCCCAACTTTTCCTTCAACTTTAAAAGTTCCGATCCTAAAATCAGATGGCTGAGTGGGATTTGCTTCAAATCTAACTTTTAATTGTTTTCCTGAAACTCTGATTGGCGTTGGATTTGTAGAAGAAAAATGACCAGTAGATGGATGAATTTCTTCAGACGATGTAGGAAAATATTTAGATTTTAATTTTATATTAACATCACCTAAATTAGACTCGTCTGGAATTAATTTTGTTAAATGCAATACTTTGTCGTTTTGTAAATCAATGTCGCCACTTTCTAAAAAAGGTACGCCTGCTGTTGATCCTTCTGCTTCTGAATAACTTACCCCAACTTCATGTTCTAAAAGCATATTCGTTGCTGGAATTGGAGTACCAGTATTGTTATCAGTTTTAGCTAAAGATGATGCATAAATTGGTAATTCAAAAACACCACGATCTACGCCACA